TTTATCAAATAGATTAGATTCTATAGAAGCTAATTATGTTACTACAGATACAAATCAAACTATAACTGGTAATAAAACTTTTAGTTCAGATATTATTTTATCAGATGATGCATCTATATCTAGCATTAATCCAATAATAATTAATGATCCAACTATTGAAAGAGGAACTATATCATCACAGAATAGATATCTTGGGGTATATGTGGTTAATGATAAAAATAATAATAGTGTGATTCAGTTAAGCAGTCAATATTCTATTACAAATGAAAATACATATAGTAATGCAGCATTTTTATATGCTTATAATCCAATAACTACAAATGCATCAAATATACGTATGGGTATTGTTTATGATCAAAATGGTGGTAGAACTTATGCACCGACTCCAGCTACTGATGATAGTAGTAATAAAATAGCTACTACAGCTTTTGTGAATAATAGACTTCCTTATACTTCTGGTACTTGGACACCAACTTTAAGTGGAAGTACTACAGCTGGCTCATTTACATATAGCTATACTGGTGGTGGAAGAGAATGCTATTATGTAAAATTTGGTAATTTAGTATTTTTAAGGGCAGCATTTTCTTATACTATTACATCAGAGCCAGCTGGAGAAGTTAGAATAAATGGAGCTCCATTTGTATCAGATAGTCATTATGACGGGGTTGGCGGAGGAAATAAAAGGAGATGGCATTTATCCCATATAGGATTAAATTCATCATATATTCGTCCTCAAGTATATAAATCAGATTTATCTGGTGTAAATACACCTCAATGGGGGTCTAGTGATAGTCTTACTACTTGGTTAAATACAGTTAATTCTTATGACTGGATACTCTTTAGCCTTTGGTATAAAACCAGCTCATAGAGAGGAGAGGGTATTATATGGATGAGTTGATTAATAATATTAATATAGAAGATACAATAGTAAATACGGATAATATAATTAACAAAAATGATTGTAGCATAGTTATATCTGAAATAGGTAGAAGAGCTTACATCAATTCTAATTCAGGCAGATCAGAACTATTAGCTGATTGTACCCAATATAACAGAATGGATTTATATGAAGAGGTTTTAAATACTTGGGGAGATAATCCTACCATAGTAGAACCAGAAGAAGCACCTAAAAGTTTAGATCAGTTAAAACAAGAAAAATTGGAAGAATTAGAAAGTAGATTTACAGAAAGAGTGAAAGGAAGTTTTATCACAGATGAAGGATATAAGATGCAGTTCAATACAGATGATTCTTTAAAGATGTTTGGTGCAATACAGTTATTAGAATCACAGAATGCTGAATCTGGTTATATTACTGATGCTGATGATAATACTCATTATGAGGTTCCTGTGAGTGTGATGAAGTCTGTACAAAACCAGATGCTGGAGAAATATGCTCAGTGTCATTTAATGAAACAGCAGTATAGATCTATGATTACTGAAGCTAAAAGCATTGAAGATTTAAATAAAATTAATATAGACTTTGAATGAGGTGCTTTAAAGATAGTTCATTTTGTTAGAGCATTTGATTTAGAGAATGAAATAAAAAGAATGGAGAGTACTCCTATTGGTTATAATAATAGACCTATAGGAGTTACTTCCAATGAAAAAACAGTTACAATAGATTTATCATTAGCTCAATATAGAACTTTGATTATAGATGTGTATGGTATTGAAATATTGAATAAGTTATTATCGGGGGAGTATAAAAGTTATAGTGGTGAACATAAAGAAGGTGGCAGATTTAAGTTTGATAGAGTTAAAGATAATATCTGGAAGATAACTGAATATATTTTAGACTAAATTTTTATTTGGAGGTGGTTAGAGGAGGATGTTTAATAAAAAATTATTGATGAAGAACTTTGATGAGAAAGAAAAACCTCTAGTAGATCTTTCTGATTGGGCTTATAAAACTTATACTAAAACATATAGTACCATGACTGAATTAGACCAAACAGGAATTGATTATTTAAATTCAGTTAGAGGAACCAATATGAATATGATGTTTTATGCATGTAAAAGGTTAAGAACATTAGATGTTTCTAATTGGGATACTAGTAATGTTACTGCTATGAATTGTATGTTTCGTAATTGTAGTTCATTAACTTCATTAAATGTTTCTAATTGGGATACTAGTAATGTTACTGATATGACGGGTATGTTCAGTGATTGTAGTTCATTAACTTCATTAGATTTATCTAATTGGGATACTAGTAAGTGTAGTAATGTGTATGGTATGTTTGGTAATTGTAGATCATTAGAATATTTAATTATTGGATCTCCTACTTTTAAATTTCGGATGATTGATTCTAGTTGTGGAAACCTTAACACTACTTGTAAGATTTTAGTTCCATCAGCATTACTTAATACATATAAAACCGCTACTAATTGGTCTTCAAGAGCATCACAGTTTGATGCAATAGAAAATTATACAATAACTAGATCTAATGGTCAGGTTACCGTGACGCCCAAATAGGCTATGTAAATATTTATGCTATCTGGTTAGACTAAAAATATTTAAAGAAGGCGATACTTAAACATGTTAGAAAATTGGCAAAAATCATTTAATTCAGTTTTAAGATATAAGGCTATTGCTAATAAACCGTCTCAGGCTAAGTTTAGAAGAGGCTGGTATAATAGAATCAATAATTTAGCTAAAGATTATTGTATTGATTGGACGGCATAACATAATTAATTATAGCTATTAGGTCAATACCTATACTAGATAAAACAGTAGCATATTCTCCGACAGTTAGTGTAGCACTAGTACAAATTTCACTATAGTAATAAAAAGGAGGCTTGACAAGAATAAAAATTTATATTTATAATGAAGTAACATATACAGATCCTGATCAGTTCAGGAAAGTATTTAAAAATGTTTCATTTCCTAAAACAATAACAGATGATATGCTAATGGCAAGAGGAGTTATAATTAGGGATGAAGTTGAAACAGAAACTTTAGACGATAAAAAGAAAAAGAAATTAGAATTGTTAGAAAAAAGGTATAATGAGGCTATAAATGGCAGTGTTTCAGTCAAATTAAATGATGATCTTATTATTAAGATGTTATTTGCAGAAAAGGATTTGTTAATGGTTAGAGCTATGTTAGATAGAATGACAGATGCATCTTTGGATAATGGAGTATTAGTTGATGTGGATGATAATGTGTATATGAATTTAAGCAAAGAAACAGTTGATAAGGTTTATCATGCAATGTTGGATAAGCAGTTTAGTATTTACATGCTTTTGAAGCAGTATCAACTTGGAATCAATGGAGCTACTACAAAAGAAGAATTAGATGCAATTCAGATTTCTTTTTAGAAAGTGAGTTGATGAAAAATAGCATACATATTTAAGAAAAAAGATGAAGTAGTTGAGTATTTGACTCAACTTGAATTTACTATAGGTGAAGAGTATAATCACTATATAGTTCCACATCATGCATATACTACCCGATTTGATATTTTTTATAATAGTGAGAATGTAGGATATGTTGAGAATGAAGAATTAACTCCTAATGCTAATAGTGAATGGGTTATACATATACCTACTGATAAGAGAGCATATTTGGAAAGTAAAAATAAGGGATTAGTTGGAGCTATATTTGATTTACCTACAAATCAGGATGGTATAATTGATAAAAAGTATTATATAGAACCTATAGCATTTACAAGAATAATTGGTAAAGATTATAACGATACACCACATCAGATTGATGCTAAAGGTCCTGGTGCATATGTAGGATTAAAGTTTGATAATGAATTCTTTAAAGTAGAAGATACTGAAATTGCTCAAGGAACTAAGCAGTTAAATATCAGTATTGATTTAAAGAGTTTTGCAAATGTTTTAAGATATACTTTATCGGAAGTATCTGGTTCTTTACCAAGTGGAGTTGTAACTGATCCACAGGGTATAAGTATCAGAACATGTGATAGATTTCCTTCAATTATAGTTGCCGAGGATAATAACAGTAGACCTTCTTGGAAAGAGCTTAAGGATATTACTGTGGGTCATGCTGCTGAAGCAACTAATACTGAAATGTTTGGTTATAAAAGACCAGAGGATTTTGTTACATATAAAAATATAAATTCAGATATTACATCATATTTTGATAACAGTTATGAATATGGCTTTAGAACTGGTTATGACTTAGAAAAAGAGCAGTCTTATGTTTATACCAGAGCATACAGAGTTCATTTGGTTGGAGATGTTTCCGGAGATGCCGAAGTTCATAATTTTGAAGACATAGATATTGAAACTAAGATTGCTGATCAGAGTAAATTGGTATTTATAAAAAATGTTGAAGATGGTACAGAATTTCATAGTGGACTTAGGATAAATGGTCCGGTTACTTTAGCTTATGGAAATGAAGGACCTTATTCTACTGCTTCCACATCTGAAAACCCAAGAGGGGAAGTTATTTATAGTCAAGTAACAGGTCTTATGGCGTTTAGTGATATGTGGAGAATGGGTGCCGGATCAGTTGCAAGTGATAGAGGTTTCTTAGAAATTGCCACAGGTGATAATGCTGATAGTCCTACTTCTGAAGCGATTTATGTGTCGCAGTATCGTGGTAATACGTTTAATACTTTAGTTAGAAGGGCTGCACTTCTTGATTCTGATGGAAATACGAGTTTTCCTGGAACAGTAACTTCAGCTGGATTAACTGCTGGAGATCTTACGATTAGTACAGATAGACTTGGAAATACTGTTTTTGATATTTCAAGAAGTAAGGAATATAAATTTAATATAAATGGTATAAATGTCTTAACTTTAGATGAGCGTGGAACTCCTTATGATAGTGTTTATGCTAAATTAGCTTCTCCTCATTTTACAGGTACTCCGACAGCACCAAATCCAGAAAGTACAGATAATTCTGATAAGGTTGCAACAACCGCATATGTTAAAGCTAATGTTCCAGTTTCAATTGGGTCTGATGTTACACCTGTTTATACAAATGAAAATGGAGTTATTACAGCTTCTAATGCTACCGTAGGGTCAGAAACAGTCCCAGTTTATATTAAAGATGGTGTAATTACTTCTACGGATGTTTCATTTGTTGATTATGCGACTAAGGAATCTCCAGCATTAACCGGTATTCCTACAGCACCTACAGCTGATGTTGGCACGAATAACAACCAAGTTGCTACAACAGAATTTGTACAGATTGCTATTGATAATTTAGTAAATGGTGCTCCAGAACAATTAGATACTTTAAAAGAATTAGCTGATGCGTTAAATAATAATGCTGATATAACTAATGCTCTTACATCAAATTTAGCATCTAAAATTGATAGGATTAGTGATGGCTATATTAAGGAATTAAGTATTGATGGACAAAGTATTACTGTTACAAAAGGTGATGGTTCACAGAATACTCTTGTTACTAAAGATACTACATATACTGATGCTACACCAGCTAAAGCAGGTCTTATGTCTGCTGAAGATAAGGCTAAGTTAGATACTATTGAGGCTAATGCTAATGCATACACCTATACTCTTCCAATAGCTAATAGTTCTACTTTAGGTGGTGTTAAAGTAGGGACTAATTTAAGTATAGATAATAATGGAGTATTGTCAGCTAAAGATACTGTTTATATTAATGCAACTTCCGCTATATCAGGTCTTATGTCAGCAGCTGATAAAGCCAAACTTGATACAATTTCTGAAAATGCTAATAATTTTACATATACATTGCCTAAGGCAACTGCAAGTGTTCTTGGCGGTATTAAAGTAGGAACTAATTTAAGTATTGATGCTGATGGAGTTTTATCTGCTGATGCTCAGGCTTATGCGGATGTTACTGCTACAGCGTCAGGATTAATGTCTCCAGAAGATAAAGTTAAGTTAGATAGTATTGAGTCGGGAGCAAATTTATATACCTTGCCAATAGCAAGTTCATCTAAATTAGGTGGTATTAAAGTAGGGTCTAATTTAAGTATAGATGATAACGGTATTTTAAGTGCTAAAGATACTACTTATAGTAATGCTACAACATCTGCGGCTGGACTAATGTCTACTTCAGATAAATCGAAGTTAGATGGAATTGCTGCTGGAGCTAATGCATATTCGTTACCTACTGCCTCAGCAACGACTTTAGGCGGCATTAAAGTTGGTTCAGGGCTTACAATTACTAACGGTACATTATCTGTATCTAGTTCTTCAGTTTTTAATAGTGCTGGTCATTTAGTATTTCCTAATGGTGACGAGTTCTGGGTGGAAGATTAATGAAACTTAAATTTAAAGACCAAGAATTAACGTTATATGATAGTATATATCATTGCAGATCTGATAGTAATAAGAAAGGGTATGGTTGTATTCAAAAAGGTAGCGGGTGGGACAGTCGTACATATTATTTTGACTTAGTTCCTATTACAGATCCATTTGCTACGAAGTTAAGATATAAAAAGAAAAGTAATGGAATAACTTATGCTATTGCAGATAGCAAACCTTTAGTAGATCTTCATGATTGGGCTCACAAAACTTATCCTAAAACATATAGCACCATGACTGAGTTAGATCAAGATGGAATTGATTATTTAAATTCCGTTAGAGGGACCGGTATGGGTAACATGTTTTATAATTGTAGTTCATTAACTACATTAGATGTTTCTAATTGGGATACTAGTCAGGTTACTAGTATGACATATATGTTTGATGGGTGTCGTTCATTAACTTCATTAGACGTATCTAATTGGGATACTACATATGTTCTTGATATGAACTGCTTATTTGAAGGTTGCAGTTCATTGATAACGTTAGATTTATCCAATTGGGATACTAGTAATGTTATGTATATGAGCTATATGTTTTATAATTGTAGTTCATTAACTACATTAGATGTTTCTAATTGGGATACTAGCTATCTTGAGACTACATATAATATGTTTAATGGATGTAATTTATTAGAATATCTAATTATTGGATCTCCAATTTTTAAATTTAAGAATATAGGTTCTAGTTGTGGTCTTAATACTACTTGTAAGATTTTAGTTCCGTCAGCATTACTTAATACGTTTAAAACATCAACTAAGTGGTCCTCAAGAGCATCGCAGTTTGATGCTATTGAAAATTACAATATAACCAGGTCTAATGGGAAAGTAACAGTAACCCCTAAATAAGAAAGGTGTGTTTATAATTATGATTTCAAACAATGATATCGCTGAACTTTTTGATGCAGACAATGAGTGTGTATATAACGATGGAGATTTAGTGGGTATTTGTATTGATGGTTTAGTAAGACCCTTATTGACTGAATCTTCAATTAAACCAGTAGAGTATGTTGGAGTTGTTTCTTTAAATCCAGCAGCGATACTTGGCGGAGTTATTGGTAATACTTCTAAAATACCAATTGCTATTTGTGGAAGAAAGTATTGTTGGGTTGGAGGTACTGGAAATTTAATTGGTAAAAAAGTTGTAGTTGATTATGAAAGAGGTATATTTAAAGTGTGGGATAAGTTGTTTGATTCAGATTATAATGGTATAATTATTAGTGTTGAAGAAGAGAATAATGATAAGTCTTTGTGCTATATTTTATTGAAATAATAAAAAAAAGAAGAGAGCCGTTGGGCTCTCTTCTTTTTATGTAAGATCATCATCTTTATCGTAATAATTTCCTTGTTCTCTTCTTCCAGATTTAATTATCCAAATAACTTTTTCATCAGATTCACTATTAAGTTTTTGTGACTTAATCTTTGGTAAGCAAAACTCTTTTGTATACAAAGGTATTTCATCACCAATAGCATTTTCGTTATAGAAGATATTTTTAATCTTGTTATATAGCATAGGATATTCCCATTTAAAATAATAATCTTTACCATTACATATCAACCATTCATCCTTAAATCTACTATAATTAGATTCTAATATTGGCATTACAGTACCAACTTTAGCATTATATGCCATAGTATAACTATAATCGTCATCTTGGATATCATCTATAAATATCACATCTGGATAAGTTACTTCTGGGGTTTCAGGGTCTTCAAAATATCCTTCTGAAGAAGGTACAAGTCTTTCGTTATTTAACTTAACTCTATTTTTTTGTTGTTCTTCTAAGCAATCTAATACTGGTGGTAGTATATAATCAGTTATATGTCTAAGTGTACCCATACAACTACCACCTTCTATTTATTAAAGTTAGTATCAGTTAATATAATTTTATTTGAATCAGTTGTCATAGTATTAGATGAATCACTGTTTAAAGTTAAACCAGAAAGACTAATTGATGGATCTAATTGGGGTATTTCTGGCTCTTCAGGTTCTTCTGGCTCCTCTTCAATCCAAATATGGATCTTACCTTCAAATTCTTCAGGAGGAACTTCTGTATTATTAATTAATACTTCTTCAGTAACCTCTGAAGAACTACTGCCATCTCCTATTTTCCAACCAGTCCATTCGCCGCTACCAATTCTAAATAACTTTATAACCGCTGTTTCTCCATAGGATATTTCGGGTTTCTGTTCTCCAATCCAGTTTACATTAACAGGCCAATTTATTCTATAAGGACCTTTACAGTTAAGTATAAATGTTAGTTCTTTAGATTCATCTTCTGGAGTATAATCAGAAATAGTTAAATTACTGTTTTGGGCAATATTACCGACTATAACGTTACCTGAAGAAGTGTATATACTTTGTTCTCTTACAAGGTCACCTAAATTATTAACTTTAACTGTAGTTGGTAGATTTTCAAAGGGTACTAAAGCGTTATTATTCAGTATAGCTAAACCATTAGCTATATTAGGCTTATTTGTTTCAACTGTACCATCGTTATTTAAAGTAAATCTATAATCATCACTATCATTCACTAAATTATCATGGACATACGACAAACCTGTAGAACTAATTTCTAAAGAGTTTGTACTAATTCCATTATCATTTTGTTTAATTGTAATAGGTCTTGCATTAGTGTAAATAGTGTTATTTTTATCTACTTTAATATTATTTAAATCAATAGTACCATCATAGGCTATACCTGACCCTGATTGAATAATTACAGAACCGCCAATAGAAGATGGGCTTGTACCACCAGAACCTGCATAAATTTGGACATTTCCGCCTCTATTCTCGACAGAATCATATGCTGAAATAATAGTTTTAGCTGGAGCAGGACCCGAAACATCAACAGTTCCACCACCTTCAATAGTTACATTACCAGAAGTAGCATTATCTAAAGTTGGTGTTCCAGATTTAATAACTATTTCGTGTTCAGCAACTTCAGCATACCCAGTATTTGAATCTTTACCAAGTTTATTTGTAAGTACTTCTGTTAACCATCTAGAATCCAGCATACCGTCTTCATCAGCCATAGGGATCTTATTAGGTCCTGGAACTAAAGAAGCTTCAGTTAAAGGAATATAGTTTTGTAAGAAATTATAGAGTAAATCGTAAGTTTCATTTTTAGTATATTTATCTGAATACTTTAATCGTTCAGCATTAGAAATATATCCACGGTCATTAGTTGGTTCAACATCTTCAGTAGTATATACTTGTTTAAAGGAATGAATAAATGTACGTAAACCTTCTAAGAATTTAATAAATTTTTTCTTTGTAACAAAGTATTTATTAATATCTTTACTATCATCATAAGAGTTAATATTAAAATTATAATCAACATTATTGATATAATAAATCCATCTATCAACATCATCTTCAGAAACTATACTTAACCAGTCATCTAAGTTGTTTTCACTGTTTGAAATTGGAATTTTTTTAGAATCTGGGTAAGCAGATGTTTCAGTTCTTCTAACATAAATATCTTCTAAAATAAGATCTATATTAAACCAAGAATTGTCTAATTTACCCTGTTCATTTGCAACAGGAATTGTACCTGGAGCAGCAGATAAAGAAGACCTATGCCCATTTAAGGTATCTGCATCAATAGGTATTACAATAGATGGCATATTATTTGGATCTACAGTTAAAGGTAATTTTTCTGTAGGCACCATTTTAATAATAAATCTAAATGCTATATTCTTTGGTCTAGTTTCAGCTTCTCTTGAATCATAAAGAGAAAGAACTGCTTTTTTAGCATACTCATTTTGAGTAGTACCTGCAAGAGTTAACTTATCATTTGTATTATCAAGTTCTGCATCATCAACAGAGCCAACGCCTGTAACATCTACTTTATGACTATGCTCTGCAATAGCATCATTTTGAAAAGTACCTACTTCGCGTTCTTCATCGCTATCAACACCTTTACCTGCATCAAAACCTCTTAAAAAACATCCTCTAAGGTCAGGAACTCTAAAAGTAGTTTCTCCATCACCTTTTGTAAATTTTCCAGGAAAATGGTCTCTATCTGAATCATCAACAGTATAATCATAAATAACTTGACCATCGACTACCTTACAAAGTTTTTCCCACATATCAGGATATTCTGTTCTATTATAAAGACCACCTTCAGCAAATACAAAACCAACAGGAGGTGTATTATCCTCATTAACATAAGGTACAATAGAGCCAAGAGGTAAAGCACGTTCTTCCATTTGATTCATTCTTAAATAAATCAATGGAATTATATCGGATTCAATTTGTCTAATATATGTGTAATCTTCTTTACTTAATAATCCATCGACATCTTTAGTAGCTAATGGTATAGCATTAGCACTTATGGCAATCCATTTATTTAATTCTTCATCGTATCTATAGGTATAATTAGTATCTTTAGTATTAACAACCCAACCATCTTCAGGTAAAGCTTTTTGACCAACTCTTAACCATTTATGATGATCTGAACTATATGTGTAAGTATAGTTATTGTTAGAATTGAGTATATCAACTATCCATTTATCTTTAGGTACAGGGTAAGTACTTAATATATCTTCATAATAAGACATCTCACCCATAGAAATAAATTGAGTAGTATCTATATAATCACTTAAATTTATTTCTTTCCAATTGCCATAAACAATTTCTGAATTAGCTGTATCACCATTAAGTCCTATGCCATTCATAATCAGTTCATTTGAATTATTGTCTAAAGATACTGATGAATCCCCATTAAATATAACTCCTGAAACTTTTATAGAAGTAATATTTTTAGCTTCGTCAAATACAAAAGTATACCTATCTCTAACATTTTTTACATTAACAGTCCAACCATCTTCTGGATTTGGATATACTGTAAATAAGTCTCCATAGCTTTCAACATCATCTTTCCATTTTAAAGTAGTGTCGTAAATACGTAAAATATCTTCATAGGTATCTACAGATTCTTTCCAATCTAAGTTAGTGGTATATGTGCTAAAAAGGTTGTCAATTTCATTTTGTGTGTAATACTCTTTAAATTTATTTAATAAATATAAGTCTCTTGATTGGAGAGCTTCATTCTGCTCAGTATTAGTTTGGGCTGTAATATAATCAGCACCAATACCGTATATATCACTACCTTTTACAATAGGTACATCTGCCCAAACGCTATTAATTGCCATAATCTCACCGTCCTTTATAGAGTGAATATGTTCTTTATTTGTTCAAAAATAACTTAAAAAGAAGCCGCTATAAAAGCGGCTTCTTTTATATATGATATATTAATTCTTTACAGGATCAGCGTTTTCTTCTGGCTCTTCTTCAGCTGTTGGAGCAACCGGAGCAAAATTAGCATCAATAGCATCAACGTCTTCCTTAGTCTCAGCCTCTCTGACTAAGAGCTCAAGATGCTGCTGTGTACCAACAACTAATGAAGTATACGCAGAAGCATTGTTATAGTTGGTTCTGATCTTATTGGCAAACTCAGTGATTTCTTCAGCAGTAGGCTCAGCTTTATTAAGTCTAACTTTAAGTAAAGCAATAACAAAGATAGCATTTTCTGTATTAAAGTTACCACTAAGGATATCCAGAGCACCTAAGTTCTGTTGCTCAAATGTCTTAATTTCACCATCCGAATAACCGTCACTTATTTGTCTCATAAGGATATTTGATCTATCCTGAATGGCTTTAGCCTTTTCAACTTTAACTTGAGCAAGAGTTGGCTCGGGTGGAGTAGGGGGAACATACTCTTCAGCAGTATAAGGAATATTAAGAAAACCTAATTGCTCATTAGTAACTTCCTTTGGGAAAGAGATGTTCGGATACATCTTCTTAAGATCATACATTCTAATAGTCTTATTGGGATCTTCAGTTGAACGATAAATAATCATTTTGTTTATCAAACTCCTTTTAAAATTATTTAAATAAGTTTTGTGCTACATAATTTCCTACAGAATCTGCATACAATTCTTCTTTGTATTCGTCAGATCCTTGCTTAAATGATTTGACATACTTAGTTTTTCTTAAGGGAATTCCTTTTTCTCTTAAACTAAGTAACTTGTTGTGCAAGCATTCGTGTGCTAATTCATGTGCCATCACTTGTGCAGCAAATCTACTTTTGTTCAAATCATCCATATGCTGTGTTTCAATATTAATTTGATTTGGTCTAATATAAATAATGTGTTTTTCAGTCCAATCACCAGCACCCTTTTCTGGTCGGTTATTTGGTGCATCTGTTTTAATTGTACCATCTTCATTATAACATTTGTTAGTAAATTTTAACTTCATATAACCTAAATCAACACCAAGGTCTTCTTTGTAAAAATGCTTTACTTTTCTAAATACAGAACTTAACCATTCAGTATCTTTATATGCGCTTTCTAATAGAGGTTTAAGTTTATATTTCAACTTTCTCACCTCTTCTTTCTACAATAAATAAAGTATTATTAATTATAAAATTAGTTGTAAATGTATCTTTGTTAAGATCATCTACACCTATACATTCATCACATTCAGTAATATCAGAATATAACAGTGGAAAGAATCTTACTTTGTTTTCATTAGAATAAACTTTAATATATAATAAATCATTAACAGTAAGTCCGTCTTTGATAGATAGGTCTAACTTATTGGTATTAAACTTATCCTTAATAGTCAATGAGTATTTTATTGTACTTTCCAAAGTAATTCACTCCTTCTCTGTATAAATCTTTACTAAGCATAATATTTTCAGTATCGGGGTAAAGTTTGGATGCTACATACAGGCCAATAGAATCCGCATACAATTCCTCTTTATATAACTCTTTATCATATTTTTTATATGAAGTAGCATAGTCAGTTTTAATTATAGGTACATTTAAATCACTTAACTTATAACAGTGATTGTTATATAGTTCATGACCTAATTCGTGTGAAATAATTTTAACTATGTACTTATTTCTTTCTTTAGGGGTATGCCCTTTACATCTATATCTAAATACTTTAGGCCTTAAATAAATGATATGTTTCATACCACACCAGCATCCGGCATGCTTAGTGAAATCTTTAGAAAGTTCTTCATCAATATTTCCATAGCTATCCATAATATAATTTGTGCATTTACAATGCATATAATTAAGGTCTATATTAAAATGAATATCAAAGAAATTTATACTTCTATCAAAGAGGTAATGAATAAGTTCGCGGTAGATTATTTTTATTTTACACCTCCAATATAGATTTCTCTTTATTTGTTCAAACTTTTTAGTAAGTCAATTTTTGTATATATATTATGTTATTGTTCATTTAGTTAATCTGTTTATTTTAAGGAGGTTTTTATAATGAATGGATGAAGAAAAAGAGTTTTATGTAACTTATCGTATTGAGGGTCGTTATGTGGCAAAAGTTCTTGCAAAAGATTTAGAGGAAGCTTTAGACAAAGCCGAAGACAAATACTGTTTAGCGGATTTTGGAGTACTCCCAGATGAATATATAGACGGGGAGCCTATTATTGTAGAAGATCAAGATGGGAATTTTGTGTGGGAAAAGTAAAAACATTGAAATCAAGAGGTGAATGTGTATGGAGTTCTTTATTGAATATAATTCGGTAATTGAATTGAAAGAAACAAAGATTGATACTTTTCCTGAATTGGTGTCATCAATTAAACAGCTAAAGAAAGAAAAAGGCGAAGAGATGTATTATCAAATCTATGTAAGGGATGTGTATGGTAATTATTGCCCCATAGAACTTGATGTGGATGATATTAGATGGGAAGAAATTTAAGGAGGGGTTTGTAATGAAGAGGTCAGATTTAAATGCACTTATGAAACTACTGGATATTTATCAGGGTTTGTATGAATTGCGTGAACGATTGAAGGATGCGGGGGATTTGCATAATTCTGAAAGAGCGCAAGAATGCATGGACAATGTGGTAGCTTATTTGGAAGAAGAAGGTTATGAAGTAACTGATGAAGATAAACCTTGTTTCGAAATGTAGGAGGTATATGTATGCAAATGAATAAGGATGTTGTTTCTCTGGTGTGCCTTGGCTCAATTTGTGCTGTGTCGGTTACGCTTATGCTGGTATCATTTCTGTTTGCTAGTTGGATTTCGGTAGCGATTAGTATGATGATTGCAGTAGTATCGGTAGTGGCATTTTTTAAGCAAGTGTGTGATATGGAGGAGGATGACTAATGAGTTTTTATTTGACTATGATTTATGGATGTTTCGGAATTATGAGTATTTTTAGCTGTGTGTATTTTGGGGTATTTCTTAAACAGGTAATTCCTTTTATGTTCTTTGCAGTAATGGGGTTTTTCCTGTTGATTATGGGGTACAAGGTAAGTCCGTTTAAGGACGATGACTAAGGAGGTCTTTTAAGATGGCAGAATTTGCGTTTGAAGTGAAACTACGTGAACGACGTAATTCTTACAATAGGTTTATCAATTATACGGAGATTAATAGCTTTGTGAAGGATATTTTGAAAGCAGGTAGAGTTCAATATAAACTTCATAAATTTGGCGAGGGAGAAAATTCAAAGTGTTTAGTCCCCACCAATTGGTTTAATGTGGCACAAGAGATTAGAAAGATTATTGATGAGTTCTTTGAGGATAATGAAGTTTATAAGAGTACTAAGGGCCCTCGTATTTATTTGGATTATTATGAGGAAAATGATTTTATTGATGTGAGCACAAGAAAACCAAAGACCGATGAAGAAAAACTGCTCGCAGTAATTGATTGGTATGTATGTTAGGAGGTAAAGGATATGAGTCTTATGGATTTCTTTAAAAATCACAACAATAAAAAAGATAATGAGAAGAATATGGAAAATACTGTTGACGATATGATCACGGAACTTAAAAAAGCAGAAAAAGAAATGTTTGAAAATGATAAAATTGTGAGGGTAGCATTTGTATTTAAGGAAGATAATAGTTTTAGGCCAACTACTTATATGTCTGTTGAAGACAATAAGGTGGACCTTTTTGAGGATAGCGATAAGATGAAATATGTGAAAGAAAAAATTCTGGAGAGTAATAAAGAGATTGATGATGAGCCTATTAAGCATTATGTGATTATGGAGTTTCCTTTTATGCTTCCTCATGATATTTTGAAACTGGAAACTTATTTTGCACTGTTGAATCCGCAGTTGGATCTTACTCCTGACCAGTGCAATATTCTTCCAATTGGTGGAATTATCAAAGATGATGAGATTAGTAGTTCTTTGAAGTTCCAGGCCTTGGTTATTAATTATGCAACTAAAGTATTTAGAATGATCAATTTTAGTTCTGAAAATAAGAACCATATCGATTATGAGATTGTATCCGATGAGATGCGAATTACACCGAAGGGGTGCGTAGAGAAGTATGGTGTTAAGTTGTTTGATAAATATGATTTGACGTTTTATAGTGTAAATGAGGAAGAAAAGTAATTTTTGTGTTATTTAAATTGATTGCATAATTGGAGGTAAATACGATGTCGGATAAACTTCTTGGCGATAATTTGGTCATTGACCTTCACCTGGATATTGCAAGTTCTTGTGCAATGAAAGCCAGGGACATGCTGGAAAAGAACATGTTTGGGGAAGCCAAGCATGAACTGGCAAAAGCTGTTGTGGAGCTTGAAGAAGCGCGTAAGTTGTATAGAAAAATGAATAGTGGAAAATAAATGAAATAAGAGGGGCATCTCTATGATGCTCCTCTATCTTTTTTATCTTTTAGGAGGTAATAGCTATGTATCTGAAAAGAACAACAGAAGAAGTGATTGTAGATATGTGTGTAAATGACCTTGAGTATGGTATTAGTACGAGACGCGGTGTTGTTTGGGATAATGCATTCAATGAGGAAATCAGTTTTTTGACGGAATACTTAGGTGATGAAATTACTACAAATCTTTTGATGTATACTCTTGGTCTTAGTAAACAAATGAAATCAAGCAGCTATACTGAAGATTTTGAAGTAGATATTAGTAAGTCAGCAGAAGATGATTCAGTTTTGAAAATTACTATTGTGCTGGAAAAGAGAGAATATGATCTACTTTGGGTAAGATATATTTGGGAGAATGTGTTTGATCGGGGGAATGAATAAATGTTTAGCATTAAAGTATACGCAAAATATTTTGGTACTCTTGGTGAGTCAGTTGATTATGATGAAGAAATTTGTACGAGTTGGGATCAAGTTCTAAAAATGTGCAAGAAGTTTATTGAAGGACTTGAGGAAAATGAAACTATTGATATTGGTATCGAAATTTTTGATGAGGAGGGTAAGAAATTTGTAGATATTATTGATTTTAATGACTTTGAGAGTAAAGTATTTGAATATAATAAAGTAAGTTATGGATATGGTAGACACGAATTTGTAAAGGAGGAAAAGTAACATGGCAAAGTATATTGTAACGTATTTGATCGAGGGATACCAGGATATTGAAGTTGAAGCTGCTAACGAATGTGAAGCTATGGAAAAGTCTGAGGAAAAGCTTCCAAATGTAAATTTTGGTGAGCTATATGGAATCCAGAAATTGGAATTTGATGCTGAAGATATTAGAGAGGTTAAAGATGATGAAAACTAAATATGTTGCAATATTTTCGGTATCTGGATATGTTGAGGTTGAAGTGGAAGCGGAGGAGGAACAGGAAGCAAAAACTTTAGCATATCAAAAACTAGATTCTGAACTTGAAAGCGGTAATGTTAAGTTGGAGTCTGTTGAGGCAGATATGGAGGATTTTGGTTCTTTAGATGATTTGGAGGAGTGAGTATAGGAATGTTTGAAATTAGAAAAACATGTGTAATTGACATGGCTTTTAACGAAGTACCAAAAATTGATGTAAACTTGTCAAGTAACTTGGTACAGATTGTTTCTGCCGATGGAAAAGAAGTGTATTATGAACCAGAAGTGGCGATTTTAATTGATAAATTTGAACCACTACAAGTAAAGTTTTTAATGATGCATCTCGATGGAATTCTTGCAGTATATAGGCAGCATAATGTAGATTATATTGATGAAGATAAAACATATACTACTTCGTCTAAAATAAAATTACTTGATAATGGTTTTTATAGAGATGTTGATATTCAAGTATATGGAACTAGTGAACTGGTTGAAATTACACTTAAATGGGAGGAGTTTGAAAATGAAAAGACAGATTAAATATAATTGTATTTTTGTATATGGTGAAGATGGCATTTCAGTAACATTTCCCGCATGTCGTGGATGTGTAACATGTGGAAAGTCTGATAGGCAGACTAAACTTATGGCAGAGGAGGCTTTGAGAATTTGGTGTAGTATTGTTCTTGATAATGGAAATTTGCTCCCCCCAGATCTGTCACTTTTGGAGCTTAATAAATGGGTTAATGAGCATAAAAAGTTTTGGGGTAAAAATAAATGGGCGATTAAAACAATTAGAACTACTGTGGAGGATTAAGATGTCTGAAAGCAAATTTTTTAACTTTAGTGTAGAGGTGTATAGGGATTCTGAACAGAAGATGCATGTGTATATAGCCTCAGATAATAGCTCAGGGTGTGATTATCGGTGTAAAACTGTAAAAGAAGTAATGGAAAATATCCATAATTATGTAGATGATTATATGAGCTTGCTGGAAGGAGAGGATAAAGAATGGTAGTAATTGGTCGTCCTATTAACGGAATTGGTCTAAATGGTCATGAGTATGTTCTTGATGAAAACCAGGAACCTATGAAGTTTGATTGTGTTGAAACAGCGGAATATTTCCTTTATATTCATGGATATAATAAGAGTAGAATTGAACTAGAGGGAATTGATATTATTGAAGAAAGTGAGGTAATATTTTGATGATTTATTATGTTAAATATAATATATCGTCTTCTAAATATGTGATGGTTGAGGCAGGCACACCACAAGAGGCTTTAGATAAGTCCGAAGATTTAGTATATGAATCGGACTTAAATGTGGTTGAAGATATTGAGTATACTCCAGTAAAGGTTGAGGATGAAATGGGTCATACAGTGGAGGTAGATTATGGTAGAATTTAAGCTTCTTGATTTTGAAAATGCGGAAGTGTCTAACGAATATATTTAGGAGGAGATTTATATGCTGAGAAATTTTCTTGATGAGACGATTAAGAAAATTGAAGAATCTGGTAAGACAGTAGCGGATGTTCATCACGTTGTAGTTTACAATAAGACATTGAAGCTTCCAGTGTGTGTAACTTGGGAAACTTTTAGAAAAATTGCGAAAGATGTGCTTTACGATTCGGGGTATGGTTCAGAAGAGATCTTTGTGGGGTGTAAAGTTATCTTTAATGATGGATGTTGGTTGAAAAGAGAATCCTACGATGGTTCTGAGTGGTGGAGCTTGGTTGTTCCGGAATCTCTTGAGGTTGATATTGATCCTTACAGTTCTAAGTTGTCTGTACTGGAAGAAAATCAGTGGGAGTAGAATATGATTACTGAAGAACAGAAAAAGCAGCTTTTGGAGAAATGCGTAGCCGGAATTGACGTGTATCCAAGTTATGATGATATTGTAAACTCACATTTTGTGTCTTGTATTTTGGCAAGGCATGATGAAATAAGCAGTACATATATGGAAGCTTTTAAGGATGAGTTGTATAATTGGTTTAACCCAAATGATAATTATAGGGGTGTTGAAGAAGATGTGAAAGATATGTGTAAAGATGTAGGAATTGATATCGATGAGATTGATGAAGAAGATTACAGAACAGTGTGGGACTTGGTAGCTGAGAATCTTTGGTATAAACCGGATTATGATCATTATCTAAATCAGAAAGTGTGTATCGACATTTTCGTTGATTCGGGTGATTATAATTATGATTTGGGATGTAACCAGGTATATCCACATTATGATGGAATAAAGGAAGAACCAATTTCAGATGAATTTTGTTTGTATTGGTTGACTAAAACTCAAGGATATACAAAAGAAGAACTTGAAAAGAATCTTTATAATGATGAAAATCTTACAAATAAGTTCTTCGAAGGTGTGTATGATGAAAATTTTACAAATAAATTCTTCGAAAGTGTGTATGATGAATTGAATAATTGTACAAGTCATATGAACTCTCTCGTATTTCTTAAGAGAATGACTTTAAGAGAGTATCTGGAAATGATGGATTCTAAAGAACCTGTACATATCAATAAAGATACTCGCTGTGGTCTTTTTGATAAATGGTCAGGTGCTGGTGGTCTTTTGGATATTCATCTTGAAAAGGATATTGATATCCCTAGAGAAAATATTCATGAGATTACCGATGATGGTCAGTTTAGATATAACATTCACGAAGTATATGGGGTGGATGATTCTTTCTGGGAGGATTAAAAATGGGTTTATATGGTCGTATTGGTAGTAAAACAAAAACAAAAGATCGTGGTGAAAATTTAAGTCTAAAGCGTGCAAATATTTCTAAAGCTAAAAAAGAATTTAAGGAAGCGCAGGAATATTATGATGAAGTGGATATTAAATATAATGTACTTCCAAAGTTAAGTAAAGAAGCTAGGAGATTGTATTTAGAATGCTATAGTAAGGGGGATAAATAACATGTGGGCTAAAACTAAAGAATTTCTGAAATGGATTGGTTTTGTTCTTTTCAGTAGCTTTGTCTGGTGGGTAATGCTGTATGTGGTAGGTTCTACTAAAAGCATTATTCCATATCTGATTGGGTTCATTGTAGTATTTCCATATCTTGAAGAATGGTTTAAG